ACCAGAGTCGAAATTATGTTCTACAGCGTCATCTACACCAGAGTAGTTAATAACGTCTCCACACATGAGTATTCTTCCAGTATAGAAAGGTGATTCTGAGTAAATGGTCTTGTTAAATTCATCTGAACCGCTACTCAGTTTTACAATAATAGCATCTGGTCCCTGTAAATTGATACTACCGGTTGTGAGTGATGAACTTGTCGATGATATATCATTTGCTGGGAGACCAAAAACATCGTGTGGAGTGGTGTATCCAGTTATTGTAGAATCGTAACCATTTGTACCCGTTTTAAATTTTAACTGAAAATCAGTTGAACCGGTTATGGTTATAGAGTTCTTATCTTTATCAAATGTAGCACCTGTAATGGGTCCGGCTACTGCTGTCGATGCTGCAACGAGTTCAGTTGCAAGTTCTTTTCCACCATAGTTTCCTTCTGTGAGTGTTAGTGTATAATCCGTGTTAGCACTAATATTTCGTACCTGAAATACTTTGTTTCTTGCATGTATCAAAAACTGACTATGGTGAATACGGGCTGATATCATTGATATTTTTGTAACTTCATAAATGGGTGTTTTCAAAAATACTGTATAGTCTGCTGGATTTGGATACAGTTCTGGGTTACGTTCACCACTATCTATGTCTAGGGTATGTACCTTCATTAAAATAACGGGTTATTATTTTAATGAGTGTTTTTATTTAATTAATTTAAGAAAGGCTATGTGCAATTGGATTTTGTGCAAGTTGTCTTTTTGCTAAATCTAAACCAGAGTTAGTTGCATTGGGGTTGATGTTACCCTTATACGCATTGAATTGGTTATAATCATTTTTCCTGTATTGTTGAGTCCATCCACCATCTGCTGAATTGACTCTCCCGTCGATTCGAGACGTATCCGATCGAACACTTGTTATCATACCTCCTTGGTTAAGTGGATCTGCACGAACATTCATTCTACCTGCACCCGCTGGTCTTCCTGCTTTACCTCTTCTATCATCTGGTCTGAAACCATATTTAGTAAGTTCTTCAACCGTATATGAATCTCCAAAAACTCGCTTTTCGCCAATCTTTGTAGCTGGTGCTGATAAGTAACCGTGTGAGAATTTGTGTATTCCTGGTGCTGGTGCATTTGCGTACGAATAAGCTTCAATGTTTCCATCTTTCTTATTACGTGTTGGTTCTTGAGCGCGTGTTAATGCAGAAACAGTTCTTTTTGCACTAGCAAAATTGAGTGTATCTGTTCTGGAACCTGTTTCAGATCTATTTGTTGTTCGTTTAGTTCTTTCGTGTTCTGATCTTGGGGTTCTTCCTGTCATACCTTGAGCACGTCCCGCAACTGGTGGGAGGCGTTCATGTAAAAATGCGGTTTTTTCTGGACGATTATTACCAAGTTCGCCCATCACACCTCTTCTACCACCCTTACCATCATAAGCAGGGCCACTTCGTCCTGGTAAAGTTGTGAGACGGTATGCACCTACATTTTCTGGGTTAACTCTAAAAAGTTGTTGATGACCACCAACGGCTGGTACATCTGCAGAAACACCAAGACCTGGACCAACGTTTTGTCTCTCTATTGGTGAAAGGTTATTCATTCGACCACCATCATACATCATTCGATCTCGCATGGACAAAACTTCCTGTCCCGAAGATCTCGATTGGGGTGCAATGTCTCCAAAAGCAGGTACTTCTTCCTTCGAAGTATAATCGGGTTCAACGAGTGGTGAGAGTGGTCCTAGGTAGGATGAATCTATACTGATAGTTCTGTCGGATTCTGACCTGAGTGGTATATCTTCTTCGACAGATTTTCCTTCTATGTTATAATTTTCGTCTGTTTTGCTTAATCTACGTCCGGCATATACTAGGCCGGCTATAGCCAATATGGATACGGGGTCAGCCATTCTTATTTCTTATTAACATTTTTATTGAGGTATCTTTGCTGAAATAAACCATTTTGGAGTTCGGCACGCGTACTCGCTGGTTCGTAAGTTCGGGTTCTGAGTGGAACTTTACACGCGACATTTTGGAGTGGGTGTAAATTTTGTTCATATGTTTTTGCTAATACTTTATTAAATTGACTCGTCGATTGTGGGCGAAGTGCATCACTTGTTTCTATATACTGAGCTGGTGAGCCTTTACCTGCCATGTATGGAGCTGTTCCATATAACATTGTATTAGGTCTCGCTGAGGTGTAATTCAAAGTACTGGGCTGAGGATACAACAAAACTTCTTCAGTTGCACATACTTGTGGAACGGCTTTGTCATTTACAATTTTTAATCCTGGTTGGAGTTGATACGCCATTTACTATTACAAAAGATTTTGTTTAAGCAAATCGAGTATTCAATGTTTAAATTAAAAATTATCGTCTATCCCCATTTGGATTTAATCCGGCAAATGCTTCGAGTTGAATACCTCTTGCATTTGGATCACATAAACGTGGGTCTTGTCTGCACGTTTGTTGTCCCTTTTTACCGTGTAAAAATTCATAATATGGGTCACCTGCCAATGATGTAGATGGCATAGTTACAAATTGTCTAGACATTGCGTTTCTTTGATATTCTGGTGTGGTTGATCGTGAACGACCTGGACCGTATTTAATACCCCCTGTTGATAATTCAGTAGCCTGTTTCTTTACAGTTGGGTAATAGCATGCACTTGGTCTGTCTGGTCTGTCGTTAAAATCACTTAGCAAAACATTACCCATTGGATTATCTTCACTTGGGAGTTGGCAAGCACCTGACAATCCCAATTGTCCTTGTGTTGGTCTAGCCAATGCTTCCCTGACCATATCTGAACGCTCCATAATGTAAAGAACACCGAGTGCTGTTCCACCTAAAACAAATATACGCATGTCGCGTTTTATGAGATATATTATACATGTTGCATAAATAATGAATCGTGCAGTTGCATTAACACGTTCTTCTGGAGTAAGTGTAGTTGAAGGCCAAAATTCTAAAACCTTATCTGAATTGATGAGTTGTTTTGGATCTTCGAAAAGAGATGCCATTTATATATATTGAGTTTATTTTTTACCACCACCTAACATTCCACCTAACATACCTTGCATGGTTTTCATGAGTGCATTTTCATCTAGTTCTTGACCATTATTTTCCATATTATCTGCACATTGTTTTGCGACTGTTTCAATCATTGAAAGTGTTTCTTCTGGTATAGATGTGATTGTTGTCCCTAACATATAAAGTGTTTGAACATATTGCCAGATAGCATTTTTTGTATTTTCTGAACACGTGTCCCAATGATCTTTTAAATTAATATCTTTCATAAAATCTAAATTTTTTGATTCATTTATAAAAAAGGTGTCGTCCTTTGCTGATATTTTGTCTGCAAAGGGTGTAACACTTGCCATGAATCCATCAACGACCAATTTTGGGTTAGATTCTTTCATAAGATCGAAAGCAGATAAACATTTTTTTAAACCTTTTTCTTCTGGAAAAGTTTTGTGGAGTTCCATAAGAAATTGACCCATCATTTCATTGAAAGCAGTCACAGAAGCCATTTTGTATATAGTATATGTATAATATCTTTAAGTTAAGAAATTAAAATGGTTCGCTAGATATACTTTCTTTCTTACCTAATCCGTTCGTAACGATAAAAAATACTAAAATAGCAACAAGTGCTGCGGGTTTAGTATAAGCGCTTAATGGTAATTTACCTTCATTGTTAATTTTTGCTTTAAAGTGAATATATCCTGCTGTGATAAAACCGGCAATTAGACCGGCCCATGCGGGATCTCTTAAATAGTCTTCAAATTCCATTTAATATAATTGAGGTTTTTTTCTCTGGGTATCTGGTGCATCTGGAAATAGAACACCCTCATTTTGTCTTCTTGGTGGAGGTGGTCCTGTATTAATATTTTTAAATTCATTATCGACGAATGAATGATTTTGTTGTGGTTGTTCGGGTTGTGTAGGAAATTGGTCTTCCATAGAAGGTTCTTCCAGTGATTCTAATCCCGGTGGTTCCATAGACGACATTTCGTTTTGATCCATTGATTCGAGTTCTGGAGCTGGTTCTGTGGAAGGATCGGGTGTAAATGGGTCGCTGGTGACTTCTTCTTGTTCTTCACCGCCTTCAAGAACATCTGGGTCTTCAAAATCACCGACTTCTGCATCACCAAGGTCGAGATCTTGGCCTTCTTGTTGTTGAGACATATAGGTCTGAAGAATTTGTTGAACTGGTATGAGTTCTTTAACGGCTGTTTCAATACACATGGAAAATCGTTCAAATAGTTTATCGTTTCGCGAATGTTCATTTTGTGAATCGTGGTAAATGTACGGATCGTTGTAAATGTTTTCCGCTGCTTTATTATAACACATTTGAATGAAAACTTCGTTAGTTGGTAATTTGAGTGAAATTTTCTTATTATCTTTACTTAAACGAACTGCGGATAGAATTTTAACACAACTTACGAAAACTGCGGCAATTAAATCGTTAAACCAGGCACACCTGTTTGCAATGTTATCACTGTGTTGTTTAGATTGAGCGTCACTCCAATTTGGAACTTCTTTCAATAATTTTTGGTACATAATTAAAACTTTTCTGCCTTTTGATAATTTATAGGCTTCTTCGTACATTTCTTCAAAAACTTCTATCATAACCGGACACATCAGAATGCAAAGTTGGCCGAGGTATTCTCTTTTAGCTTCTACGAGTATGTTAAGGTTATCCATTTATGATAAAGGGGAATTTTTTTAAGAACTAATTATCGCGCTGCCCTGTATTTATTTGCTGTTTTCTTTAGATTTATGAGGGTTGGAAAATCTTCAAAGTCTTCTTCTTTATCAGCAACCTCCTGTTTTTTCACTTTTTTAGGTCTCCATGATATACACAATTCGAATTCTCCTACGTGTTGTACCATGAATCCACCTATGTGAAGTTGTCTTACAATATAATTCGTTGCTTTTGTTCTATCAAAGTGTGGGTGTCCTATGACAAAAGATGGGATTTGTACAAATACGTGTTTATGACTTAACTCAACTGACTGACGTATTTTTTTAGATATTTGTTCATATATTTTTACGTATGTCTCTTTTCTGAGCCTGTTACGTTTTTCTGATATTCGTGATATATCATCTACACTTATCATTATAATAATATTGAATTATTTTTTCGATATTATAACTCGGGTATTGGTGATATTAGTTTTTGTAACATAGGTGTTTCTGGTATCATATCTGGTAATTCTGGCAAAGGTTCATTTTCTCCCTGAAATGCGAAGTTTTCTAAATCAATTTTTGGTGGTTTTGGTGTGCTATACATTTGTTGCGCATCTAAAATTTCCTTTTCAACGAACCTGTTATTTTTTATTAAATCTATTTCCGATTGTCTAACGAGTGTATAGTCGTGGAATTCTTGCGCGCGTGTTGGGTTTGTAAAAATACCTATATTATCAGGTTTTTTTACGTCTATTGGTTGAGTTCTTAAGGATAAAATTTCTACTTTAGGTTTTTCTATTATTTTTCTTTCCATATTTCTCACGAGCTGTTCCATTTTCTTTTTATCACGTTCTAATCGTATTTTTTGATACTCGTTTAGTTCGTCGATCTTTTCTTGTCTTCTTTCGATATCATTTTTTGTTTCGTTCATGACATCTTTTATACTTCTTCCATCTTCATAAGTTTCCTTGTTTATATCTATAGTTTCAAACCTTGGTCCTTCGTTTATAACACGTATATCGGTCGATACTATGAATCCATAATCAAAACCAGGATTGTTATATTTAACAACCATAAACATACATTTATATAATACATTACCTGTTATCATATGTTCGTATTTCTTGATCTTTATTGTTTCTATAATATGCGTGCATAGACCAGTTTTTTCTGAAACCTTTTCGTTTGTGCGTAGTACCATTTCTTGCATAAGATCTTTAGTTATGGATATTTTATCGTCTATTTCACTGTATTGAGATAAATCCACTTCTTCGTCGCTCAGCTCAGATGGTTTTTCTGGGTTGAGTGAATACATTTCCGTCCTGGTTATTGACCATAGTACAAGAAGAATAAGTAAGAATAATATAGTTTTATTCATTTATATAATGCGTGATTTTATTTTATTTTTATTTGGAAATATAATTTAATAATGTCCCTGTTAATTTTTAGTCCTCAATGCAATCATAGTTTAGATATCATAAGTTATATTAATAAACACGAGACATTAAAACAAATTGTTTCGTATCATAATATTAATAAACTTGGCGTACCTCCTCAATTTAAAAATAAAATAAGTCGAGTACCAACAATGCTAACTAAGAACGGAAAACTTTTAGTCGGTAATGAAATAAAAAACTGGCTCGAATCACTTTTACCAGTACGAGACGTTGAAATGGCTGGTTTTGGATCGTGTAACATGACAACCTTGGATGGTGAAGGTACAGACGAAATATACGATATAGATAGTTATGGTACGTCTTTACAACCTGCAATGACACCTGAACTTGAAGAAAAAATAAGTAGAAGTGTTTCTGATGCGTATAATTCACAAACAAAACAGTAATTAAAGGAATAATGCAATTTAAACATAATGAAATTAGCTACTGTTCAGGCATCTGCTATAAAATCAACCTTTGAGGTATTAAAGGATATATTGAACGATGTGAATATATATTTTAAAAAGGACGGGGTGTATGTAGTTACTCTCGATACTGCAAGAACATCGCTTGTTGATATGTATTTATCAGCCGATAACTTTGAAGAGTATATATGTGAAGACGAAATTGTTGCAGGTATAAATGTTTCAAATACATTTAAACTTCTTAAGTCTATAACCAATAGCGATGTTTTGGTTATGTCTATAGAGTGTAAAGAGTACATGAAGATAGAAATACATAGTGAGGCAAAGAAAACATGTACTGTTTTTTCATTAAAACTTCTCGATATAAACGAAAATCAAATTGAGGTTCCTTCGATGACAATGACAACTATAACACCTATGTTATCTGCTGATTTCCAAAGAATATGCAGAGATATGTTTAATATAGGTAACGATATTGAAATAACACGTGACGGTCATACATTAAAATTGTATTGTAAGGGTGATTTTGCAAATCAAGAAACTATTATTCAGTGTACGGAAGAGAGTCCGAAAATATCAGGTGATTATTCACTTCGGTACATGAACATATTTACTAAAGCAACAAGTATGTGTTCTACTGTACAGATAATGCAAGAAGAACAAAATAGGTTTTTGATATTAAAGTATAATGTTGCAAATTTGGGTGAATTGAAGTTTTATCTTGCGACTAAGGTATCCGAAGATCAGTAATGTACCCTGTCTTTGTATCTATGTTTTTAACCATACCTAACGCATTTTTTAGACGAATTGTTGGATATTCCTGTTCGAGTGTTTCGTCATCATAATATAACATATCACTTATCTTTATTTTTTCTCCGTAAAAATCGTATCTGGGACCCGCGTACCTTTTTATTTTATTTAGTAAATCTTTTACAGGTTTATCATACGAATCAAGCAAATGTGCGCTTACGATTGGTATGTTAAATGATATACCTTTTTGGGTATGAGGAGGCCATTCATGATTCATATTGTATGTTAAGTATTTATACATTTTGTCATTGTACCAATATTTGATTCTAACAATTGTTTTATCGACATTATTTGGTATGCACGTATTTTTATAATCAATGTTGTTTAAATTTTTATAGAACGATTCGGTTATACCATCCCACTCTTCATATTCTTCTTCCCAAAACTCATCTAAATCCTCTGGTATTTTTTCGTTATCTACTGTATATTCCATGGACTGATCTATCATTTTGTAATCAGGTTTCGAAAATAATGTTTTAAGTGTTACGTGTACCCATAATATAACGTTAGTTAAAAGATTAATGAACATGTTTATTTAGTTAACATATGGAAGGTAATTTTTTAAGCCGATATACTAACAAAGTTGAAACATGGAAAAATTTAATAGTAGAAGACCCTGATAATAAGTCTAGGTACGAAACTGAAATGTCTGACTATATAATTAAATGTATGCCATTTTTGGAACAACACACGGACGATATAGATAGAGAAGTTACCACAGATAATGTTTTCAATTGTAAGGAAACAAGTGGGCTACAGAGAAAGGATATATTCAATGATTATTTAGCAGAGGTAGAAAATATTAGTACAGATAGACCTATCAAAAAAAATGTGGATAAGTGTCCTAGATGTCCTGAAAGTAGAATGTTTCACTTTACCGATACGAGTGATCTTGTATGCGAAGAGTGTGGTTTAATTGTAGCGAATTTGATTAGTGAAGAGCTAACATATAGAGAAGAACAAGAAACGTCCGAAAAGGTCGTAAATTATTCGTATAAACGCGAGAACCATTTTAATGAATGGTTATCACAGTTTCAAGCACAAGAAACTACGAATATACCCCCCGAAGTTATAGAACAGTTACGTAGCGAACTTAAGAAAATTAAAGTGAAAAATGTCGAGGAAATTACACATGCACGTGTTCGTGGTCTTTTGAAAAAGCTGAAACTGAATAAGTATTACGAACACGTTCCGTATATAACAAATATTTTGAGTGGAATATCACCACCAAAAATGCCACAAGAGCTCGAAGAGCGTTTGCGTATTATGTTTAAAGATATTCAAAAACCGTTCGATAAGAATTGTCCAACAGAACGTAAAAACTTTTTGAGTTATTCGTACGTTTTGTATAAGTTTTGCGAACTTTTGAGTGAAGATTCATACCTAAAATACTTTCCACTTTTGAAATCAAAGGAAAAGTTATACCAACAAGACGTTATATGGAAGAAGATATGTAACGATCTTCAATGGGAATATATACCTACTATATAAAAAATGTCAGGGTATATTAAATGAATAGTTTTCCCGTGAGAAACAAAAAGTCTAAAAATTTACAAAAGAAAACTAATAATAAAGTGCCAAATTCACCAAACACACCAAAGTCAAAATCGAAATCGAATAGAAAAAATCCACTTAGACAAGGTGGTTCGTTTAAGAATCTTAATGATTTGATCAGACATTACGCGGCTAAACAAAAATAATTAAAGATATGCGTTTCATTATAATTAATGAGCGATCCGTATTACAATTTTTGTTTGGAGGAAATCCGGCTCCACACAGAAAAGATAAACGAAATTATAAACGAGGGACTTAAGGATCCTAAAGCATATTACGAACAATCGAAACTCGATTGGAAAAAGATATACCAAATGAT